GTCAGAGGTCCCCTAATGTCCGGCTTTGCCGGTGTTAGGGTCTTTTGTGTCGGAACGTCTTCCGACAGAGAGAAACTCTCCTTTATCCAGAGCCCTGGTGGGCTCGCGGCGTGTTTAGAAGATAAAACTTCTGTCGCACACCGTCGACTTTAAATAGTCGAAATGTATCTCAAGTTCTGTTATCCTGGAGTCCCCATGGCTATCGACTTTGATGTCCAGATCCCCGGTTCGTGGCAATACCATTCGGCTGACGGAAACGTCAACTTGGGTGGTAGCGGCACTGCTAGGGCTGGATATCAAGAATCCGCAAAGGTTCAACGTCGAAAACCAAAAGGATGGATCCCCCCAACGGGGTATTCTTTACTCCATAGAACTTGGAATCGAGCGCAAGGTATCTGTAAGCTGACATTGGATGTTGATCCCAACGCCGGTGGAACTTACACAGGTCTCGTTGGTGACAGCTGTTTCAACAGCTTGAACCATTTTGACCAGATACTGCTTGAGTCTGATCTCACGACCCAAGGCTTAGATGACCGCTCTTTAACTAGAGCATTATCACAGCTGAAGGCCCAAAAGGTCAACTTAGGTGTCGCATTCGGGGAGCGAAAGCAAACCGCGCGACTGCTTGGAGATACAGCTAGTCGTCTCGTCCGATCTATTCGTCAGTTACGCCACGGAGAGATCCGTGGTGCAATGAGGACGCTCGGAATATCTGCAGATAAGCGTATGCCACGGGGTTCTAACTGGACCCAAAAGTGGCTCGAGCTGCAGTACGGCTGGAAACCTGCACTCTCCGATGTTTACGGAGCTGCGGATGCCTTAAGCAAGCGCCCGAAGGATGACTGGATAGTCACAGTGAAGTCGACCGTTCGTGAAAAGATAGCGAGGGATTATTTCTTCCCAAGCTTCGATTACGGATATGGTCGGGCCCGAGGGGAGGTTGGTGTGTTTACACGCATCGATGCTTTCCCCGAAAACGAGGGCCTCATCTCGTTAGCGTCCCTAGGAATCACTAATCCCCTGGTTATTGCCTGGGAGTTAGTTCCATTCAGTTTTCTTGCTGATTGGATTTTGCCTATCGGCGGATGGCTAGACTCGCTTGACTCTTACTTAGGCTATGAAAAGGCCTTCGTATGCCAATCGCGCTTTATAAGATGCGATTGGACCGAGAAAGGTTTGGGTGGAACTCCACCCTACTTTCCTGGTTGGACGGCGAAGAATGCTTATGCCGGTAGCAAGAGGCTGGTCAGGTTGGATAGAAGTGTTCAAAATAACTTCCCCATCCCGGCCTTCCCGAGGATTAAAGATCCTCGTTCTTTGGGACATATGGCCAACGCCCTGGCTTTGCTTGCCCAGGTTGTTGGTGGTAAATCTAGTGGGGGCTTCCGCCCTCGCTAATCACCGTTCTAACTTAAAGGAGGCACAAACGTGCCAGCTATCGCTTCATTGTCCGTTAATGACGGACAGGCCACACCGGTTGCCCATACTTTCGCTCCGCAGACCACCAATGGGTCTCTTGCGAAGTGGGCGGACCGTTCCCCGTCGATCCCTGCAGGGTTCAGGACCATCTCGCAAGAGGTGGCCCCCCCGAATGGGACTCGCACTGTTCACCGAATGACTGCGGGCTTCAACAACCCGACGGTAGCTACAGTGGATGGTGTCGACAAGGTTGTCCGAAATTCGAGTGCGCAGGTGATCCTGAACATTCATCCGGACGCAACGCTCCAGGAGCGGAAGGACCTTTTGGCGTATGTCAGCAATTTCCTTGCTGACACGACCGTCAAGTCCTCCGTGTATGACCTCGAACCCTTCTATTGAGCCTACCCCACCAACGGAGAAATCCGTTGAAGGGCTTGAGACGCAAGTCTTGAGAAAGCTCAGTAAGGGCCAGAAACTGAAGAAGTTTCTGGTTTTGGTGGCTACCCTCCTCGTTGAGGGGTGGGTGGCCCGCCAGAGAAAGCCGTGAGGCTTTACTAGGCTAGACTGTAAAGTTTAGTTTAGGTCCGTGGTTGTACCTTCCTTAAAAGGATGCTATATATGCTGCGTAAACGCAGATCTGGTGCAAAGCTCGGATTCTCAAATGAGAGATTCGTCAAGCTTCTTTCCGACCTCTCTGGCGTCTTGCCAGTAGGGGAACTCGGGAGGGAAACTCCTTTAGACCTTAGTGGTCTTGAGGCTGCGAGATGGAGTCTCTTAATGCGAGAGGTCTATTCCAAGTACGACGATGGGAAACCGTCGGAGGAAAAGAGTACAGCGACATGGAAGAAATTCTATGAAGCTGAACAATCTTGCAAAGAAACCAACGTGATCATTCCGAAAGTGTTTAAATACGATCCGTTCTGGATCGCTGTTAAAGCACGAGTACGAGAGGTCCTCCGTGGTTTTTCGTGGGATGAGGCCAGTAAGCATTTTGCCTTTGGACCGGGTTCAACAACCCGTCTCCCGAGGAGGAATGCCGCCGAAGCCTATAAATATTCTGGTATACCAGAATGCACTACAGGCAACCTTACCCTGGCGAAAACAGCAATTGCTGTGATCCCGCTCTGGAAAAGAGTCGTCCAATCTAATGGACAGGGGCCCGACGATCTTGTTAAAATCGGTGTAGGCAATAAGGTTATCGTCGTTCCGAAGAACTATAAGTCGGACCGGACCATCGCTAAAGAACCCTGTATGAATATCTATATTCAGAAGGGCATCGGGCGAGTAATTCGGTATCGGCTCAAGTCCGTAGGAGTGGATCTGAACGATCAGACCCTTAACCAGGAAGCCGCCCGAAAGGGTAGCATTACTGGCGAGTTAGCTACCATTGATTTGTCAATGGCTAG